TCAGGCGTCTTCGACATCGCTCGGATCCCTGCGATCCCGTGGTCGACGGGGATCTCCGGCAAGCCTTCCACCTTCACCCCGGCAGCCCACACGCACGCACCGGGCGACATCGTCGGGGCCATCAACGCCACGACCATCGGAGGTCGCACGATCTACGTCCAGTCCACCGCACCGAGCGGCGCCTCGGACGGTGACATCTGGTTCCAGCCCGCGTGAGGGGCTGAGGGATGACGACCTACTACGGCAACTCGGTCGCGTACGGCAGCGGGGCCTTCTACCGCGCCGAGATCGTCCTGACCTACTCGGTCACGAACGGGGTTGCCACCGTCTCCTGGACGCTTCGGTCCTACCACCAGTACAGCCTCTACGACACCAACAACGCCTCGGGCTCCAGTGGCGACATCACCTCCGGGGTCAGTGGGTCGAGGTCCTACTCCGACAGCGGTTCGTCCTACAAGACCTACGGGTCGGGCACGAAGACCTTCGCGCTGTCCTACACCTCGACGACCACCATCGACCAGACGTTCTGGATCGAGGACCTGGCCGACTCCTCCGGCGGAGGTGCCCGGTCGACGGCTAGCGCCACCCTCGTGCTGCCCAAGCGCGACCCCGAGGTGCCCAGCGCTCCCGGGACGCCCTCGGCCTCCTCGATCACCGGCACCAGTGTGGTGCTGTCGTGGGCCGATCCCTCGACGTGGAACGGGGACAACTCCAGCGACTTCGACCTCCAGGTCGACGACTCCTCCTCGTTCTCCTCGCCGAGCACCTACAGCGTGCTCAACGCGAACAGCCGGTCGGTCACCGGACTGGTCCCGGGGCGGACCTACTACGCCCGGGTGCGCGCGAAGAACTCCGCCGGGACCGGCCCCTGGTCGGGCGTGCGCACCGTCTCGATGCTCGACTACCCCAGCGCCCCCGGGACACCCAGCATCTCCAACCTCCAGCCGACGTCGGCCAGGGGGTCGTGGGCGACGCCGAGTAGCAACGGTGGCTCGGCGATCGACAACTACCAGATCCAGGTCGACGACTCCTCGGGCTTCGGCTCACCACTGATCGACACGACCGACCCCGCTTCGCCCTACGACATGAGCGGGCTCACCCCGGGTACGACATACTACACCCGGGTGCGGGCTCACAACGGTGTCGGCTGGGGGCCGTGGAGCAGCACGAGGTCGTTCCAGACGCAGTCTGGCGCCAAGATCCGGGTCAGCGGATCCTTCGTCGACTACATCGTCTGGATCAGGGTCGGCAGTACCTGGGTGCTGCACAAGTCGTGGAAGAGGGTGTCCGGTTCGTGGACTCTCTGATCCTCCTGAGCATGTTGCTGACCGCGACCCCCGGGGACAGCAACGAGGTCCCGCTCAGCGCCTTCGACACGCTCTTGTCGACGATCCCGTTCACGGGGATCTCGGTCGGCGGCCTGGTCATGCTGATCGTCGCGGCCTACGTCCGGGAGTGGGTCTACCCCCGCGGTGCGATGATTGCCGAGCGCACCCGGCATGCCGAGGAGATCAAGACCCTGGAGACCAAGCACGCGGCCGAGATGGAGGCCGTGCGCGAGGAGAACCGCAGGATCCTGGAAGACCAGCGCGACAACTTCGTCCAGCAGATCACGATCCTGCGCGAGGACCGCGACGCCCGGCTGGCCGAGGGCGTGGAGCGCGCAGAGCAGTGGCGCCAGGAAGCGCTGGGATGGCGCGAGGCCCACGGCAACTCGGAGATGGAGGCGGCAGTCCTGCGAAACCAGAACGGAGAGTTGCTCGAACTCGCGCGTACGTCCGAGCACGTGCTCCGTTCCCTCCCCCAGTCGCAGGAAGCCCAGCAGAAGGAGGTGACCCACGATGTCGGATGACGTGCCGGAGTACGCAGACGCCGATCCGAGGCAGCGTCGGGCCGAACTCGACGACGCCTTGGTCCGGTCCCGTCAGGGGCTTCGCGAGGCTGCGGCACGGGGCCCGGAAGTCACCCGGGTCACGGAGTCGTTGCGCACGATGCGCAGCGTGAACAGGTACGGCGAGCGGATGGCGCTGGCGATGAGGAGGGCCGGATGAACTGGGGGCAGTGGATGGCGGCGATCGACCGGGTTGCGACGATCCTGGTGGTCGTGGTCACCGTCATGACCGTGATCTACCTCGTGATGTACTCGCTGTCCGGGTGGCAGATCTACCGGGCCGGACGTGCTGCGATGATGCAGGGGATCGCTCTACTCTCCCTGCTGGTCATGGCACTGCTGACGATCTTCGTCGGGGACTTCCCGGGCAAGCCCGTCGTCAGGCTGGTCATCTACTCGATCATGTGCTGGTCGTCCTTCCGGCTGCTGTGGACCCTGCGGGGGTACCAGCGATCCTCGCTGGGTCTGGAGAAGGATCCCGACGGGGTACCGGAGCAGCACTAGCATCCTGTCTCGGGGGGAGGCTCTCCTGGTCAAGAGGTGGAGCCGTGTCAATCGGTGAGGAGAGCCATGTACGTCGAGATCGGGAACGACCACGCGATCGAGGGCTACCGCGACCCCGCGTCCGACGACCCGAACGCGGTGCTGTACCGGCTGCTGGAGGGTGAGCACGTCACTCGTCTGGAGTTCCCCCAGGGCATGGGTCTCCAGGACGCCTACCTGGCCTCCGTCGCGGCCCTGATGCACCACATGGAGGACGGGGCGGCCCCGGCCTGGGTCGAGTCAGACTCCCCGGGCCTGAGCACGCTGCTGATCGAGCACTACGGCACCAACCCGAAGAAGACCCGGCGCCCCGCCGCTTGGGGCAAGACGACGAAGGGCTGATCCCATGCGCACGAACGCCGGTCGCGACCTCCAGGCGCGGCAGTTGGGCGACACCGCGTCCAACGCGACGGGCTCCTACGCCCCCGCCAACTACATCGGGGTCTCGGCGAGCACCTCGGCCCCGGCCGCGACCGACACCGTGCTCGCCGGGGAGATCGCCAGCGGCACCCTCGTGCGCAAGCAGGCGGTCTACGCCCACACCGACGGCACGAACTCCTACACCCTCACCGCGACCTTCGTCTCCGACCAGGCGATCGTGCTGGCCAAGGTGGGGATCTTCAACGCCGCCTCCGGCGGCACGATGGCGTTCGAGACGCTGCTGCCCTCCACCGCCAACCTCGTGTCCGGCGACCAGACGCAGATCACCGAGACCGTCACCCTCTGATGCACCACCTGACGGCGGCCTGGGATCGCCTGACGGCCGAGGACTACGTGTCGGTCGCCGAGCAGGCGATGCAGCGTGCTGGGCTCGTCGGCCGTCGGATCGAGATGCCCGTCGGGCACGTGGACGACCCGGCCTACAAGGCCGCCATCGCGCCCCTGAACGACTTCGTCCGCGAGGTCACCGGCAACCAGTCCATGAGGGTCTACTACTCCTCCTACACCCTGATGGCCGAGGGCAACCCGATCGCGGTCACCGACGGGCTCAACTACATCGTCGTGCGCCAGCAGACCGACGACCTGACCATCCTGCACGAGTGCGCGCACGTCATCCTGCGCTCGACGGAGAACCGGGGAGGGCACGACCGGCGCTTCGCCGAGGTGGCCCGGGACCTGTACGCGCGCTACATCAGCCAGCGGGCGGCCGACGTCTTCTGGCGCAACGTCGAGTGGGCCTGGAAGTAGGCTGTCACTCTAGGTTTCCTTGGGGTAGGCTGATGTCGACAGCAGTCCCACCGCCATGGGAGAGATAGAAAAATGTCTGAGCAGTTGACCCGCGAAGACCTCGCCGCGCACTTCCGCCGCGGCACCGGGGCAGCCGCAGCAGCGGCCGAGCCCGCCCAGCCCGAGGTCACCCGCCTGACCCGCAGCCGGAGCGCCAACCGCTACCCCGGCGAGTGCACCTCCTGCCACCAGACCGTCAACGCCGGTGAGGGCACCGTCACGAACGTCAACGGCCACTGGCTGGTCAAGCACGTCCAGTGCCCCATGATCGAGGTGCGCTCGCTGCCTCGGGTGCAGTCCTCGACCGGCCAGGTCTACAACGGACCCCTGCTGCCGGGCATCTACACCATGACCGACGCCAACGGCGACCACGTGACCTACCGGGTGCGTGTGCAATCCACGTCCGACACCTTCGCCCCGGGCGAGACGATCATCGACTTCCTCTCCGGGCCGGACAACACCACCGACTACACCTCGTTCGCCTTCCTCAAGAACGGCAGCCTGGTGGTCTGGAAGCGGTTCCGGGTGCTGCGCGACAGCGACCCGAGCATCCGGCACAAGATCGACGGGGCGCTCGCCCTGCTCCGGGACCCCGAGCGCGCCGACGTGGCCCGGACCTGCATCCGCTGCAACGCTCTGCTCACCACGCCCGAGTCGATCGCGGCAGGGATGGGCCCGACGTGCCGAGACAAGGGGTGGTGAAGGTGGAGCGACTCTGGAGGAGCCCGAACGGCGTCGATCACCTGGTCGACGAGCGCGATCGGTGTGCCACGTGTGGTGGTCGGCATCCCTGGAAGGACGCCGTGCCGCAGTGGAAGGACATGCCCGGAGCCAAGTACGTGGCACCGGTCTGGCCGAGCATCACGCTGCGCTGGGTGGCGATCGTGGGGCTCGCTCTGGCGGTGGGGCTCTGGATCTGGGTTGCCAACCGGGCCTTCTCCGAGATGCACGTCGCCGACTTCCCGGACGGGCATCCCGGGCAGGTCGCTGTCTCCATGTGCGGAGGCATCAGCGAGCAGGTCGGTCACGACCCGGTGCCGGACACGCGCTACCTCGGGATCTGGGACTGGTCCTTCCGTGGCGAGAGTGACACGATCGTCGTGGTCTACACCGAGCAGGACGGCACGCCGTTCGGCCGGGTCGTGGGGTGGAACTGCGGGGAGGGCGACCAGTGGTCGTAGGCAGGCCGACCGAGTGGGGCATCAACATCGAGGGCGATCTCGTCGAAGTCTGGCGTCATGGAGCCTGGTTCTCCGATGCCTACGACCTCGACGACGCCATCGGGATCCTGGGTGGCCAACGTGCCAGCGAGTACACCCTGAACGACAACGGCCGCGTCGAGACCCGGAGGCTGTGATGGGCGACGATCTGGTCGACGCCCAGGGCAACCCGGTCGACATGTTCGCCTCGATGCACGAGCACCCTCCCGTGCTCTCCAAGGAAGCCTGGGAATCGGTCCGCAAGGCCCTCCAGGGTGTGGATCGGATCTCGGTGCGCTACGGCAACCAGACCGCGATGTCGAGACTCACGATGAACGAGGACGGCACCGTGACCCTGAACGTTGACGGTGACGTCTATTCGAGCCTGCTCGACCAGGTCATGGGGTACTCGATCGCACCGCCTCCTCCGAGCGTCCACGAGGTCACCGTCGAGCGCCTCAAGCAGGCCGTGGACGACCTGGAGCGGACGGTCATCTGCCCGGACGACGCGACGGCCGATCGGGTGCGGGAGATCAAGGGGCTGCCGAACCTCAAGGTCTACGTCAGCCCCTTCGTCGAGCCCGGCAAGGTCTACGTCATCGACACCGGGGCGATGCACAAGAGGCTCCGCGAGCAGGTGTCGGAGGACGCTCTCCAGTCGTTCTGGCCGCAGTCCGGCGAAGTCAGGTCCTTCCAGGTCGACCTCGATCTCGACTGATGACGGCGCGCAAGGACGGGACCGGCCTACACCGGCGTGGCACCTCGAACTCCAACGACCGCGGGTCGGCTGAGCAACGCCGACGGCGCAAGTGGTGGGTGCTGGAGTGGTTCGGGGACGGCGAGACAGCCCCGTGCTACTCCTGCGGGGAGATGCTGACCTACGACACCCTCCAGATCGACCGGATCGTCCCCGGGGCGCTGGGCGGCACCTACGCCAAGGGCAACATCCGACCGGCCTGTGGGCCCTGCAACATCCGGACCGGCAACGAGGTCAAGCGGGCCATCGCCGAGAAGATGCCCAAGAAGACTCTGCTGCGGTTGTGCCGCCTGGGGCTGCTGTAGTCCTGTCAGCGGCCGGACGACTCCACCTTCAAGAGATGAACAGGAGGGTCGAGTTGGCACTGACGAAGCACGCCTCGTTCCAGGTGCTCGCCGCCAGGATTGCCCGCGAGGGCGAGCCGTTGATGCGGACGGCGCACCGGGTCGAGTTCGACTACGAGCCCAAGCCGGGCTTCCTGTACGTGCGCTCGCGTGCCATCTCCAGCCGGACCAACGACAACTTCGACGAGTTCCCGGCCGAGGAGATCAAGGCTGCCTACCGGACCTTCATCGGCAAGCCGGTCTTCGTCAACCACCACAACGCCAACCACCGCCGGGCCCGAGGCGTCATCATCGACGCCGCCCTGCACGAGGACGTCAACCCCGACGGCACGCCGGACACCTGGGCCGAGGTGCTCATGGAGGTCGACGCGATCCGCTTCCCGAGGTTGGCCGAGGCGATCGTCCAGGGCCACATCGAGCGGACGTCCATGGGTACCGACGTGGCCTACTCGATCTGCTCGGCGTGCGGCAACAAGGCGGCCAGCCCGCTGGAATACTGCCAGCACATCCCGCGGATGAAGGGCAAGCGGATCTACCGCACCACGGCCTCCGGCGCCAAGGAGGGCGTGCTCGTCCGCGAGATCTGCTACGGCCTGGGCTTCTTCGAGAACAGCCTGCTCGTCGAGGAGCCCGCTGACCCGACGGCGTTCTTCTTGGGGGTCGATACCCGAGGTCTGGAGATGGTCGGGGCGAAGACGGTCTCACGCCACGCCATGCCTGCCGAGCCCCGCCACGCCGCACCGAGCCTTGCCCTTCCGGGGATGGCTCAGCGTACTGCGGATCGGGAGGTCGAGACCATCTCTGGCTATGACGCCAACCAGGGCACGCGCTACCAGGGCACCAACCTGAGCAAGGATGACGAGGGGTACTTCGTCAGCACCCATCGAGCACGCTCGAAGTCCTACCCGACCCCGGAGGAGATCCCGGACAGCGCGATCAAGTTCATCGAGTCAACGGGCGGTCGTCTCATCGCGGCTGTGCAGAACAAGGCCGTCGAGGTCGGGGACTACATCAACCGTGGGGCGAACTGGAGCCGAGTCACCGCCGTCGAGCCGAACACCGAACCCGGCGACGACTTCACCAAGGTCTGGGTCACAACGGAGGACGGGGTTCGCTCCCTGGAGTTCCCACGGATGCTGACGGGCGACTCGACGTCCCCCCGGACGGCTCCTCGGCCCGCCGGGCGCCCGCTCAACTGGGACGACATGGGGTCCTCGGAGAAGGATCTGTGGCAGGAGCGGTTCGGGGCGAAGACGGAGGGTCACAAGGTGGCATCGAAGACGGCGAGCGGTGCACTGCCTACGACCATGAAGGATGGGCGCCCGGCGATCGCCTTGCGCATCGACTCGCACAACGCGAGGCGAGGCATCGAGGGCTTCTTCAACGATCGCCCCGATGTCCTGGAGGAGTTCTACTCCTGGGACGCCTCCTACCACGTCTACCTCATGGCCCGAGAGGACTACGAGGCGCTCCGGAACGGCTACTACAGCCGGGCCCGGTGGATGAGTTCGGTCAAGGAGGTCAAGCGCCCCCCGGCCGGAGCCGAGTGGAGTCACGTGTGGGGGTCCAAGCACCAGGCGATCACTTTCGACCAGGGCGGGCGCACCACGGCTCCGGCTGATGTCGACACCCTGCGTGACGAAGCGTGCCCGGTCTGCGGGGAGACCGACGCCTACGACGGCGAGCAGTGCCCGGTCTGCGGCTTCATCAAGCCGCCCGACGAGTTCGGGGACCCAGACCTGTCCAAGGCCCAGCAGGTCGATCTGCGTCAGGACGGCGAGCAGGAGCAGGCCGAGCGCCTCAAGTGCGACAACTGCGGCGCGGTCTTCGTCGGAGGCACGAAGGTCGCCCTGGTGCTCGACAAGGACCGGGACGCTGCCGAGAGCACCGATACCTCGATGAACGTCGGAGATGTCTGCCCCGAATGTGGTGAAGGCACGCTCCAGGCCGACGGCCAGCAGTCCGAGACCGACGTGCAGACCGATGAGGACGGCTTCGCCCCCGCGGGCTCGGCGACTGAGGAGCAGGATCCTCAGGAGGCCGAGGATGACGCGATGGAGGCCGACCTCCAGGCCGACGACGGTCAGGACGATGAGGACGCCACCGTCTCGACCGACGTCAAGTCCGACCCCTCCCAGGACGACTCGACCGACCCCCAGGATGACGAAGAGGAGTCGGACGAGGAGGACGGCAAGCCGCCGTTCAAGAAGAAGAAGCCCACCGCCGCCAGGCGGGGGAACCCCACTCGAAGGAGCGCAGTAGAGATGGCACGACCCGCACTGGAGGCGCTGCGAGAGCAGCAGCGCATGATCGTCGCGCTGCGGCGCAAGAACGCGGCCCTGACCGCCGTGGTGGCCATGGTCGTGGACGCGGCCGGTCTGCGGACCCACCCCCGCGTCGCGTCGCTGATGAAGGCGGCCGAGGACGAGAACCCGGGCACGCCCGACGGTTGGGCCATCCCCGGCCAGCCGTCCACCGAGGCCCCCGCGGCCACGACCGACGAGGCGGCCACGCCCGCCGGTACCGACGACCCGACGTCGGTCGGCGCCACCCCGGTGACCGACGTGTCGCCGGACGCCACCACGGACGTCGCCTCGACCGGTGGCACCGTCGCCGACGAGCCGCTCGACCTCAACGAGCAGACGGTCACCGATCCGGTGGCGGGCACCGACGACCTCGGCGAGGGGCCGCGCGGCGAGGCGGGCTCGGGGCGCACCGAGACCGAGGTCCGGGCGGGCACCCCGGCCGACAACAGCCCGGCCTTCCAGGACGGCGGCTTCCTGTCGTCCAAGGGGCAGGAGCGGACCATGGCCTCCCTGCGCCTGGCGCGTCTGCGCATCCAGGCCGGGATCGCTTCGGCCGACGACGACCTGGTGCTGAGCCAGACCATCGCGTCCTCGGACCAGACCGACGAGGCCATCGCGGCGGAGATCGCGACCCTCGGCCAGGTCATGCAGGCCGCGGCGGCGCGGGGCGGTCAGCCCCAGCGTCGGGTCGCCCGCAGCGTGGTGCCGCAGTCGGCCCGTCAGGACCAGCGTGCGGTGCCGTCGCTGTCCTCGGAGGCTGCCGTGCTGCCGCAGCCCTCGATCTCCACCCCGGTCTCGTCCGACGAGGTCGCGTTCGAGTAGACCCGGAGCGGTCCTGCGCTCCGTCCTCCGGCCAAACAGGTGCGGCCGTGAGGTGACCAGACGGCTCCCGAGCCCTCCTCCCTCCAGGGGGCTCGGGAGCCGTTCTCGTGCCTCCATCCTGTCGGTGGCCCCGAATCTCCTCTCAAGGTTTGACCAGTAGTACAAGTTCACGGGTGGTCGTCCGCAAGGCCCGCCCTAGAGGTCATGAGAGGTGACGCAGTGCTCCGGACGACGCTCGACAAGGCGTACATCAAGCGGACCATCCGCCCGCTCTACGGGTGGTCGCAGGCCACCCCGAAGTCCTGCTTCCTGGATCCCGCCTGGGACAAGAGCGTGGACATCTACCCGGGCATGGCCATGGCCCGGACCAGCGGCGAGAACTACTCCCTGCTCGGCACCAGCGGCGCCCCCTCGGGGCTCTCGGCGCTGTACGTCGGCGGGGACGGCATCGACGAGGTCGAGGAGCAGGGTGTCAACGCCTTCGCGGTGTGGGTGCTCGGTCCTGACGCCGAGTTCGAGATCCTCGCCCCGGCCTTCGACACGGACCAGACCTGGACCGACACGGCCGACGCCGGTGGCGGCGACGTGCTCGTGCACGCCTGGGTCTCGGGCGCCGACCGCGGCAAGTTGGCCCCCGCGGGGTCGACCAAGTCCGGCCACGTCCTGTCCACCCGCCCGCTCGTCCGCCTGGTCAAGGTGGTCTCGGCCACCAAGATCCACGTCGGCGGCCTGCGCGGCACCGTCTAGTCCATCCCCCCGCCCGCAACGGCATGATCTGAAACGGAGAAGCACCAGATGAGCACGCTCGCCGGGGGGCTGGCACCCCGAACCGCGAAGAAGAGCGACGACTACGTCGCCGAGATCCTCAAGCGTCGTGGGCAGGACGGCTCGAAGTCGGCCATGACCCACGACGCCAAGGTCCGGAAGATGGCCCTCATCCTCCAGGACCAGGCCGACGGCATCCGCCGTCTCGGCGTCGGCATGATCGGCCCGATCCAGTTGAAGTTGCGCTACCAGGGCATCGTGCGCAACGTGCTGGTCGAGGACCCGGTCACCCCGGGCACCCCGGTGGAGTACGACGTCTTCGACGACCTGGGCCAGGCCTACATCATGTCCGGCACCGAGGGCGAGGTCCGCGTGACCCCGTTCGAGGGCAAGCGCGTCCCGGTGCGGTTCTTCCGCATCGCCTCGCGTCCGGCGGTGCGCAAGGAGGACCTCCTCTACCTGCGCATCAACATCGTCGAGCAGGCCCAGGACGAGACCAAGCAGGCGATCCTCAAGCAGGAGGACGCGCGGCTGATGGTCCTGCTCCAGGCGGCCGTCACCGACTACGCCACCCGGGCCGACCACGACATCACCCCGGACCACAACGTGAACGAGACCTCGGGGTACTTCACCCCGCAGGCGCTCTACTCGGCCGTGGCCCAGGTGGACATGCACGAGATCCAGTCCGGCCGGATCCTCGTGAACCCGGCGGACTGGCGGGACTTCTACCGCTGGGACATCAACCAGACCGGCTGGGCCTTCAAGGACCGCGTCGTCGCGGGTGAGACCATCACCTCCTTCGGCGAGTTCCAGATCCAGCGCTCGCTGGTGGTCCCCTCGGGCAAGATGTTCCTCCTGCCCAACCCGGACTTCCTCGGCGTGTTCCCGGTGCTCTACAGCCTGGACGTCGAGGAGAACCACAACGTGGAGTCCTTCTGGAAGGGCTGGGTCTTCGACGAGATGGTCTCGATGGCCATCCTCAACCCGCGCGGCATCGCGACGGTGACGAAGGTCTGAGCCCCGCTCAGCACCGAAGCCCCGTCTCTCCTTGTGAGCGGCGGGGCTTCGTCATGCCGGTCCTGTCGCGTCCGGCCGTTCTCCTCTCAAGGTATGACCGCGATTCTCTGGCCTGCAAGGAGAGACCCCATGTCCCGCTCCGTCACCATCGCCTCGGGCAAGAGCAACGTCCTGCTCCCCAACGGCACCCTCTACCAGGCCGGGGACACCGTGACCCTGACCGACGCCGAGTTCGCCCAGATCTCCGCCTCGCTGATCCCCTCGTACGTCGTGGACAACGGCCCGGTGGCCGACGTCGGCGACGAGGTCGTCGTGCAGGGTGCGGCCGTCACGCTGACCGGTGCCGCCGCGGCCGGGGCCACGCCCACCAAGGCCGAGTTCGACGCGGTCGTGGACGACGTCACGGCGCTGCACACCTCGCTGACCGGCACCGGCAAGGCGCTGGCGTCGGCCTGATCCCCCGATCTCCACCCATGGCGCCCGTCGTGGGTGACGCACTCGCACGAAGGAGCACGACCATGCCTGTCGCAGTCCGCAACCTCAAGACCGGTCCCACGGTCTTCTCGATCCTGGAGGGTGACCTCAAGGGCACCCAGATCGAGTGGAAGGGCAAGGGCGATCCCGCCGGTGAGGACATCCAGGAGATCCCGGACATCCTCCTGGAGGACATCCGGTTCCGCCGCGCGATGCAGCGCGGGATCCTCGAACAGGTCACCCGCGAGGAGGCCGCACAGGCCATCTTGCAGCAGGGTGAGAGCGCCCGATCCCAGCAGGAGGAGTGGGCTGCCACGGCGGCTGGCTCGATCGACCAGCAGGCCAACAACGACATGGTGACGCTGTCGTGCATCGGTCCCAACGGCCGCGGTAGCGGCCTGTGCGGGGCTCCGGTCGCGGTCAGGGAGATCCGGCAGGACGAGGCTCCGCCGCTGTGCTCGCCGCACGCCCACCTCGCGACCGAGTTCGTCCAGGAGACCACCGGCCAGATGATCCAGCGGGGCGGCGCCCTGGTGCCGGAGATCCGGTGGATCCGGTCGACCATGGGGCGGCGCGAGACCCAGTTCGAGACCGGCGTCTGAGGGCGCAGAACCGAGAAGAGGAGCAAACCCATGGTCGTCGGCCGACCCAAGCCGTACGTGGAGAACCCGAACTTCAAGCCGAGCCTGACGGCTCAGAGGGGCACCTTCGTCACCGACGGCGGCAGCGGTGTCCCGATCAACGACTACGACAACATCGTCGATGTCTTCAAGGAGCCGGTCACCCCGAGGGAGTCCGGGCTCGTGCCGGACGAGGTCCCGTCCTCGGGTGTCGGCGACCATGGTCTGCTGACGGGGACCCTGGACACCGCCGGTGTCGACGGCGCCGGGTCGCAGCCCACCCCGGTCGTCGCTGGTCCGGCCGAGCCTCCGACCTCCATCGGTGGCTCGCCGATCATCGGCGTGGGCACGGACTCCGCGGAGACCCAGGGCACCGTGGACACCACGGGTACCGACATGCCGACGACGCCCTCGGTCAAGACCCCCGCGGTCCCCGAGCCCGAGCCGGAGGACGAGCCGGACGAGCCCGGGGTGGCGGACGAGCCCGACGAGCAGGAGGAGCAGGAGGGCTCTGCTGACGGCAGCACTCCGGCGCCCGAGCCCGAGCCGGTCGTCCAGGCCGAGCCGGAGCCTCCGTCCTTCACCCCGGTCGGCCGTACGGTCGACGCCGTCAACGAGTACCTCGCGACGGCTGACGCCGAGGAGCGGGCCCGGGTCATCGCGATCGAGCGCGAGAACAAGGCGCGAGTCGGCATCGTCGATGGTCCGCACGCTTCCTGAGCCCCAAGGACCGCTACAACGCCCCCAGGAGTCCGCTCCCGGGGGCGTTGTGCGTCCCTGGCCTGTCGAGCACGGCTCGGCTCCTCATCAAGAGATGACGGGAGGGACGATCCTTGAGCACGCTGACCCAGAGGCTTCGCCTCAAGCGCTGGACCACCGCCAGCAAGTGGCGCAACGCCGACCTGGTGTCCAACTGGGGCATCCTCGACGCCGCCCCGGGCCTCTTCACGTGCACCTCCAGCACCCACCCGACCTGGGATGCCTCGCAGGAGGGGCGGTGGATCGACGAGCGCGACACCGGCCTGACCTGGCGCTGGAACGGGACCGGATTCGAGCGCACGGGCCCGGTGGGCGATCTCGGGGACGACGAGATCACGTCCCAGGTCCAGACGTCCTCGACGGCCCTCCAGACCGCTCTGACGGCCAACGTGACCGTTCCTGAGGGCGGGCGCTCGGTGCGGGTCTCCGTCGCCGGACCCGGCGTCTACAGCACCGTCGGCCTGACGCGCCTGGCGCTCTTCCGCGACAGCACCCAGATCATGTCCTGGCTCTCGCACGGCCAGTTGTCCGGCACGGCCACCGACCAGCCTCGTCCGTTGATGATGCAGGTCAAGGACTCCCCGACGGCAGGGGCTCACACCTACACCCTCCAGTACAGCGCCGAGGTCGGCTACGGCGGCACCTCGACCCTCCAGGCTGAGACCGACGCCCCGCTGCGTCTCGACGTGGTGGAGGTCTGACTCGATGCCGCTGCCCGTCTCCGCGGTGCCCCTGTCGGGCATCTTCTCGGACCGCCGCTACGTCTCGATGTACCGCGTCGAGGCGCTCGGCTTCCATGTGCTGCGCAGCGGGGCGGCGACCGATGCTGATGGCGACGTCATCGCGACGTTCCAGTCTCTCGACGAATCCCCGGGGACGCTGTTCACCCGGGTGGCGACCAAGACCGACACCGGGGTCTACGAGGTGACGCTGTCCAGCGCGGAGACCTCCTACCCGGGGATCTTCACGCTGCTGTGGAACTACTGGCTCGACGGGATCGAGCAGAACTACGTCGGCTACGTCGAGGTCGGTCAGCCCAGCCCGACCTATGACTCCCTGGACATCGGCTTCCAGGGGATCATCGAGAGCACCTACATCCGCTTCGCCGACCTGTTCGACTCCCCCGAGGGTGGCCCCCACCTGGCGGTCTACTTCCAGTCCCACTTCGGGCGCGAGCGCATGGCGCAGTTGCTCCGCATCGCACTGGGCAGGCTCAACACCATCTCCCAGCCGCGGACCACCTACACCCTCGACCCGGACGCGCAGCCCTTCCCCTACGCCCAGTGGGGGCCTCTGCTGGAGCAGGCGCTCTACATCGAGTGCGTCAAGCACCTGATCCGCTCCTACACCGAGCAGCCGGACACCATGGGCGTCGTCGTGGCCCGTCTGGATCGGCGCGACTACATGAGCCGCTGGCAGAGCGTGCTCTCGATGGAGCAGAAGGACTTCGACAGCCAGTTGGAGGTCTTCAAGATCGCCCACATGGGGCTCGGTCGATCTCGTGTCCTGGTCTCGGGCGGCATCTATGGCTCGTACGGTCCGACCCGCATCCCCGGCAACCCGGCCCAGCCTCGCTGGTGGGCCCGGTTCTACTGAGAGGGAGGGATCCCATGGCTACGCGCTTCCCCGGCGACCGCTTCGTCTACGCCTTCTCCCCCGACGGTGCGTTGCGGTCCGGTCGCGGATACCTGGTCGACGTGTTCGCCGATGAGGCATGCACTACGCCCGCCGTCATCACCGACCTGAACGGGAGCCCGATCTCGAACAGGCTCGCCGTCGGGAGCGATTCGCTCCTGCCCGAGTTCCTCGACCCCATGGACCGGACGGTGCTGTACGTGCTGCCGGTGGGGGCGAGCGAGGCCAGCCGCGTGCTCGCCTCGATGCCCGACACCGTCGTGAGCGAGGTGGCCACCTTCATCCAGGAGAACCCGCCGTACCTCGCCCTCGGCCTGTCGGACCCGCTCCCTCCGGGCACCCCGGACGGAACGATCGTCATCCGCTACACGGCCACGTAGCACCAGCAGAACCGACCAGGAAGGACCACTCCGATGGCCATTGCCCCCACCGACATCATCTTCCGCCTGACCACCAAGGCAGGCAGCGCGGGCGACACCACCGCGCAGGCCACTCCGACCGACCCGACCAACGGCTCGCTCGGTGGCTACACCTCGACCTCGGTCATGGCGTCGGGGGCCAACGGCCTCTTCGACGACATCTCCGGCGCCGAGAACGCCGCGAGCACCATCGACTACCGGGCGATCGACGTGCTCAACAACCACGCCACGCTCTCGCTCCAGAACGCGGTGGTCTACCTCTCGGCGCAGGTCTCCGGTGGCGCCAGCGTGGCCATCGCGGTCGACTCCGTCGGCCCGGTCGCCAAGGGGTCCGCCTCGCAGGGGTCCTCGATCGCCACCGAGACCACCACGCCGACCGGCGTGGGGGCCTTCTCCAGCCCCACCACGGCTGCCACGGGCCTCGCCCTGGGCACCCTGGCCCCGGGCCAGATCCGTCGCGTCTGGATCCGCCGTACGGCGGCCGACACCTCGGCGCTCGACAGCGACGGCTTCACCCTCGCGGTCACCGGCGACACCGCCGCCTGATCCATCGTCACGACGTTCTGAGAGGAGTGCGGGATGGGAGACCAGCCGAGCACCAGTCGACTGCTGTTCGAGACCGCACCCTCCGGAGCGCCCCAGGCGGCCATCCTGGTCCACGTGGTCAGCGGAACGGAGGCGCGCCCGAACGTCCCCACCAGCCAGACGGTCGTCTGGACGGGGGCGTCGGGCGCGCCGACGCCAACCAACAAGGGGCCCAACGACGTCTTCGTCGTCGAGGGGAGCGGTGGGGGTGGCAGCACCGTCACCGCTGACGGCACCTTCACCCGGATCATCGCGGGCTCGGGGGAGTCGACCGCGTTCAAGGATGCCGTGGTCGCCGGTGGTGGCTACGCCTGCGATGGCACGGCTGACCAGGTGCAGATCAACGCTGCCTTGGCGGCTGTGGGGTCCGAGACGATCAGTCGCGGAGGCAACGGCGGCAAGGTCATCCTTGTCGGCCGCAACTTCGGTATCAACGACCAGATCCTCGGACCGACCCAGACGATCCTCGACAGCGCCTACGGCAAGTACGCCACGCGCGTCTCGGCCGACACCGGGATGCCGACCGGCACCAACGTCGGGATGATCGCGCTCGCCACCACCAACACGCAGTATTTCGGCGTCCGGGGGCTCACGCTCGACGGCAACGGTCGATCGGTCAACGGGGTCTTCTTCAACGTCGGGACCGGCCAGGAGTACGACTCCTTCTGCACGGCGGAGGACCTCTACATCTGGAACGTCGGGCAGGCCGGGCTCTACACCCTGAACAACTCCGGTGGCCGACTGCGCGGCAACATGTACCAGCACATCCGGATCATCAACGCCGGGACTTACGGGGTCTGGATCGCCTCGCCGGACTCCTTCTACCACGAGATCGACACCGGCTCGTCAGGCAGCCACGGCTGGAACATCGCCCACGCCAACAACCGCATTACGAACTCGAAGGCGTGGTACTCCGACGGTTCGGGGTTCAACCTGACCACTGCTGGGCGCGACAACCAGTTGGCCGCCTGCGAGTCCCAGGACAACCAGTTCCATGGCTACAGCATCCAGGGACGCTCCCAGATGCTTTCCTCGTGCGTGGCGGACTCGAACTCCTACGACGGATCGCCGTCGACCGCGCCGACCGGGAAGTCCTACCACGGCTTCTATGTGGCCGGGAACTACGCCAACATCCACGGCTCGGCCACAGACAAGAACGAGGGTAGCCGTGGCCTGCGCCAGCAGTACGGCGTCTACGTGGCTTCGGGCCTGTCCGGGATCATCGCCAACGTCACCACCTTCCAGAACGAGCAGGGTGCTCTGGGCGGTCCGGGGGCAGGCACCATCAACGGCTTCGTGGTCTGAGG